TATGTAATTATATCTCCGTCCTTAATATTTGAGCCATTAACTACCTCGTTTTCTAATGTAACCCACTTGTCGCTTCTATTTACCAATCCCTCAATCTTCATAGCAGTTTCACCAGTTGGGAACTGAACAATCTTCTTTCCATCTTGTGATGCACGTTGAATTTCCTCACGCACCATACGGAAGTGTGCTGTTGGATCATTGTATTGCTGGAGCTTATTAACTTCTTGTTTTCTATCTTCAAGTAGTTTGTTTGCTATTTTTTCTTGTTTAAGCAAATTTTCTATCTCCTTATCAGTGTATCCTCTCATCTTTTTTAACTGATCAATCTTTTCTGGAGTTAATTTTGTATCGGTTGGTGATATTGTATAACCATTTTGCACGGCCGTATATTCCTTATCTAGATTTCCTTTTTGATACAGATCACTTTGAACCTCAATGATTCTACGAGTCTTATTATCAGCCATATCTTCTATACGAGTATGGCCAAAATAGCTATCTGTTTGACCAGAAAAGTGCGTTGATCCAGCCTGTGTTTTTATTGGGCTTTCATATATATTTTCTCTATAATTTTTTACATCGCCTTTCAACTCATATGGTAATGCTATATTCTCATACTTTGGTTTTCCAACTTCGGAATAACTTTGAGCATTTCCAAGCGCAGAATCAATAATTTGCTGTAAATCAGTTGGCAACTCTGTATAATCAACAACTTCTCCATTCTTATCAACAATATTTGCCTCTCCGGACATATCCTCGTCGATTGAATATCCTTGTTTTTTAAGCTCTTTTACAGCTTCCTTTTGATTAAGAACAGTATCTTTCACCTTCAATGGAAGCAATTCCATTTGAACATTATTCTTAAATTCAGCCACCGGAATATTACCTTCTGGATATGAATCCAAAACTTCTCTGATAAGATCACGCTCCACCTGCTTTACATCACCAGAATTTGTTAAATCAGAAATGTATTGCTTTGAAACAGTCTCACGAGTACCAAGTTTTTCAAGAATCTTTGTTGATAAATTGTTTTGTACCTTTAATTTAGGCGCTTCTTCTGGAGAAACTGCTGGTTTTGTTTCTGTGGATAACTTTGCTTGCGTGTTTCCTCCATTTAGAATTGAATTCTGTTCTGGAGATAAATTTTGTGATCTTTGAGTATAATCTTGAGCACCCTCTGGAGACTTAATATAAGCCAGTAATTCTTCTGGAGTCATATTTTCGACATCTTTTTGAGCACCCTTATCTGCGAATGAATTCAAAGCAAATCCACCTTCCTTGTTTGGAGTTTCTCCATATTGCTGTACGGCGTACCCAGCGGTTCCAATTCCTGCGCCGGATAGTCCTCCAACTCCAAAAGTATTAAGAATTTGACCACTTTTAAAATACTCTTTTGCATTATCCATTATTCTCTTTTTGTCTTCCGGAGCTTGCGCCAGTCTGTAACTGTTTGCATACTTCAATAAATCTTGAGCAACTTCTGTGCCTCCTTCTGCTGTAAAAGCCTTCTTCACTGTGGCAAATAGAGACTTAGCTGGAGCTTTAAATAAAGATTCCAGTGCATTTCCAAG